GCTACGCCGATGAGCTGGATGCCACCTTAAAGGCCCTGGACAAAGAGGTTAAGAGCGTCAACATCAAGGCTTTCACGGCCACCTTGGTCAACCTCAGCTGGGGCTTCAACCAGAACGTCAGCAACTGGCTGAAGGGCTGGGACAGAACCAATTACAGATGGACCAAGCCTAATGGTGAGTGGGTGCTGGCTATTAAGTGGACGCTGGTTGACCCCCTGCTTGATGAGCTGGACTACAACGGCTACAACACCACCCCGGTCAGAGAACTCAAAGCCAAGATAGAGGCAGGTGAGCAGCCCACCGGCATTCAGCAGGATACTCCCACCAAGGCTGATACCTCCAAGGCATTCAAGGTTCATATCACCCGGCCCAAAGACGCCATTGACACCCTTGACCTGAAGGTGGACTATGACAAGGCTATCGTTGCGGCTCTGGGAGCAGTTCAGGGCAGCTGGTACAGCGGCAAGGTCTGGCACTTCTATATCAGCGACAGCGCCAAGATTTACAACAACCTGAAGGGCTGTGGCTCCAACATCGACCTCACTGAGCTGGAGCCTTGGAAGCGGCTGGTGGATGGCTGGGCCGTTGACTACCCCATGAAGCCCATCCCTGTGGACAACCTGCCATTCACGCCGTACCCCTTCCAGATTGAGGACATCCAAACGATGCTGAAGCTGAAGAAGGTCATCAACGGCAACGAAATGGGCTGTGGCAAAACCTTTGAGGACATCATGGTTGGTTACTCCATCCCATTGCCCAAGCTGGTCATCTGCCCCGCCACCTTGCGGCTCAACTGGGTGAACGAAATCCGTATGGTTGACCCCAACGCTGACATCACCGTCCTCTACGACAACAGCAAGTACACCACCAGCGAGTGGACCATCATCGGCTACCCCAGCGTGCACAAGCACCTGAAGAACCTGGAGCAGAGCCAATTCCAAGTCATCCTGGCTGATGAGGCTCACTACATCCAGGCCCTCAATAACAGCGGCAACCCGGATAGCCTCAGAGCCAAGGCGGTGCTCAGACTGGCCGCCACTGCTGGCTGGGTCATTCCCACTACTGGCACCCCCAAGACCAACCGCAACAAGAACATGTACAACATCCTGCGCTCCATCACCCATCCCCTTACCCATAGCAAGTGGGCCTGGATGAACTACGGTAAGCAGTATTGTGATGGCCAGAAGGGTGCCTGGGGCTGGGACTTTGAAGGTAATAGCAACGATGCAGAGCTACACGAGGCCATCAAGCCCTACATGGTACGCCATCTGAAGCGTGACGTGCTCCCTAACCTGAAGAAGGTGCGCCGGGTTATCCCCGTCAAAGTTGACCTGCGGGAATATGACCTCACCATTGCTGAATACCTGGCCAACCGCAAGAATAAGGACGCTGAGCAGCTGGCCCGTCTGATGCGTGCTCGCAAAATCCTGGCCACCCAGAAGGTGGGGGAAACCATTGACTTTGCTAGGGAGTTTGTTGATGCTGGTGAGAAGATTGTCCTGGTGACCTGCTTCACTGAGGTGGTCAAAATCCTGGAAAACGCTTTTGCCGGCAACTGCGTGAAGATTGTTGGAGGCATGGACGACACCCAGAAGGAGGCCGCCAAGCAGGAGTTTCAGCATGGCAAGTCCCAGGTCATCATCCTCAACATCATCGCTGGTGGCGTGGGCCTCACCTTGACAGCTGCCCATGACCTCATCATCAATGACTACGATTTTGTGCCGGGTAACGTGGTACAGGTTGAGGATAGAATCTGCCGTGGCGGACAGACTGAGGTCAGCAACATCTACTACATCACCGCCCAAGGCGCTGACGTGGAAGAAGATTTTGTCAACATGCTCACCTACAAGTCCGAGAGCATCAATGCTGCGGTGGATGGCGGCACTGGTGAGACAGTGGATTTCAGGAACCTGGTGGAAAAGGCTCATGGCATTACCCGCTCTGACCGGGTGCGTACCATCGTCAAGGCTGACGACCTGCCCGCTGCCCCGGCTCCCAAGGCCAAGAAAGCAAGCACCAAGGCTCCCAAGGCTGCTACCACCTCCACGGTCAACTGGAAGCAGTACACCACGGAGCAGCTTCAGGATAAGGTGGCTGAGCTGGGCCTGAGCTTTACTCCCAGTGATAACCCTGGCATCAACCGCATGCGGATTATCATGGCCCTGAAAAAGGCCATGTGAAACAGCCAAAGATATTACCCCTATGAAAGCCCTTTGTGGGTATCACAATTCATAGGAGGTAATGTCTTATGGCAACGAATACTGGCTACACATTCCTGCGGTGGAATGGGGTGTATGGTACCAAGGCCCAGTTCCTTGTTAAGGACAACAAGACCGGCAAGCAGGCACTCTTTTCCCCGGCCCGGCAAGGCGACACCGCCTGGGTCAACGCTGACCTGACCAAAGACCCTGACTACAAGAGCTGGCAGGACTTTGGCAACGAGCAGGTGGCTGACCTCAAAGAAGTCGTGTTTTAAGGGGGACACCACCATGGAGTTTATCAACACTGGAGCTGATGAGGCTTTGGTCAAGTCCTTGGGAGTACCGGTGGCGCCTAATACAGTTTTTACCCAGGCTGTTTGCGCCGCTGTCCTCTTTAACAATGACCTTCACCATATCCACCTCCATGCCTCTGGACATCGGTTTGACCGTATCCATGGCATGACCGAGGAATACTATGACAAGGCAGCCGATGACCTGGACACCCTGGCGGAGCTGGCTCTGGAGTACAACCAGAGTGTTCCCAATTTTTCTACGGCTGGTAACTTCATCGGTTGGACGGTCAGTCAGCGGCCCACCTATGGGTGGCTGGAAGCCCTCCATGAGATTTATGAGGGCATGGCTTTATTTATCTCAACGATGTCCATTTTACGGAACCAGCCTGAACTGAAGCCTGATGCGCAGTCCAAGCTGGACGACATCATGAGGTACTGGAACAAAGAGCTGTCCTACAAGCTGGAGCGGCGTATGGAGGACAGCCACGGATAACAAGGAGGCACAACATGACACAAAAGGTTATATTGGGTGGTATCCAAATGAAGCCGCCCACCCAGTTGGCTGAGGCTATCAGGAGAGCACAAAGAGCCCATGGCCACTATTCCACCTTGGAGCAGTTTGCCAAGGATTTCAACCCCCTGGCCAATGAGCTGTTTTCTGGAGAGAGCATCACCATGGGTAGTCCTGCCTGGGAGGCATTCCAGCAGCTGTGTATTGAGCTGTTTGAGTATGGGGACGCTAAATGGCCTGGCAAAGTCTTTGAAACGGGGGTGAGCTGCTGTGGGTAAACACCAGTATGCCCACAAGTTCAAAGGCAACCAGAATGTGCCTTTTGTCCTGGTCAATCGGCGGCTGTTCACGTCCTTGTACGCTGCAGAGGAATACTGTATGCGTGAGGGGCTGGATGTGAATACCCATATCCAGTGGGAGCCCACCCAAGAGTTTAAGCAGAAGGCAGTTGAGCTGGCCAAGAACCAGATTGCTGTTCTGTCTATGACAATTGAAGCCCTGGAAGCCCGGTGTGAAACCTTAAAGGCTGAACAGGCTTTGTTGGTGGATGCTGCTGAACAGGCCAAAGAGAGCCGTGACCTGCTGGTTGGGCACTATGAGAGCAGAGTCAGGGAGCAGTCCGCTAAAATCATTGAGTGCTATGACTGTAAAAGTGTGCTTTGGAAGCAGCGTGAAGAGCTGTACAAAATCACTGGCTGGCACGAGTAGGAGGTGGTCAAGTGTCCCAGCAAATTGTCATCAAGTCCACTGACCCCAGTGACACCAGCGTGGACATAGAGGAAAAGCTGGAGAAAGCTATGACGGCGATACAGGCACAGCGGGAAAACAAGCAGTTTTCTGACCTATTCTTGCGGGACAAGAAGAAAGAAGCCGATGAGGTTGTGTCTGCTGTATTCGCCAGCATGATTGAGGAAATCAACGATACATTGAGCAAATGAGCCCTGGAGGTGGCCCCACTCCAGGGTTATTCTCTATAAGGAGGTTATGTAAGGAGGTTATGCCACATGCAAATTGGTACAACTCAGTTTATTGATACTGGGGCTGATAGTGCCACCTTGCAATTTTGTGATGAATTGACTAAGTCAGCTGGCAAGGCTGGTCTGGTTGAAGTTATCCGCACCGTCACTCGTGGTGGGCGGTCTTTCTCCCAGACCTACTGGGTGAAGCCCGGTGACGTCAAGGCATCCGACACTGTGTTAGGTAAACAGGGTGCGGATATGGTGACCGCTCACAAGCAATCCGTGGGGGATGCTAAGAAAAACATGGTGACCCTGCTGTCTACGCATGGCCGTGATGCCTTAATGGCTCACGCCAAATCCGTGGGAGCCACTTGGAAAGAAAACCCCAACCCTGGTATCAACTGGATGAGAGCCTCAATGGCTATTCAAAAGCATATGGCTGCAAATCCTGGTCAATGGGATAGCAACAAAATCGTTGGGAGAGGGCAACAGAAACCTTCTCAGCAAGCAGGTACTCAGGCAACCCCGGATACCACCCAATCTGCGCAGCCTACGCAACAAATTAAGCAGCAAGCGGCCTCACCCCAGTCTACCCCTAAACCTGAGAAACCGTCTGCTGATAAGCCCAAGAGGGATGTTCAGCAGAATCAACAACCTGCAGATGACCCCAAAGCAAAAGTCAAGAGCTTGGCCGAAACGATGGGCAAAGACCAGCTTATGGCAACGGCTAAACAGGCTGGTATCACATGTAAGGAAAATTCCAACCCTGGTATCAACTGGATGCGAGCAGCCATGGCTATGTCATCGGCTCTGAAATCCAATCCTGGGGCGCTGGATGGAGCCCAGGTGAGGCCTCAACCCAGTCAGCCTGACCCGGCTGCTCAAGCTCAGTCAACGGCTACCCAGGCATCCAAGGATGCTAAAGCTGCCCAAAAAGTTGCTCAGGATGCACAGAAGCAGGTCAAACAACTTCAAGACTTGGTATCTCAGATGCAGGCTAAACAGGCTGCCCAAACGACCGCTCAGGGTGTAGCTGACCAACAAAAACAGACTTCTATTTTAGACACTGTTACTACTGACTTCAAAAGTGGCCGTGAGAAGAAAGAATTTGGTGATGCCCTGTCTAAGGCTACCCCAGAACAGTTTGTACAGGCTCGCACGTTGGGGATGTGCGCCGGGGATACTGCTGCAGCTGATTACCTGGGACGGCTCTATGCTCAATATGCCACTACTATGCAAGCTGGCGGCATAGATAAAAGGGATGCCAACATTGACCCTGACGCCTTGCGCAATCAGCTCCAAGGCGTTGTAAATAAACAGGTTGTAGGTGTGGTCAAATCCAGCCTATCAAAGGTACGAAAGCGGTTGACCCAATTCACACTTCAACAGAAGCTCTTTGAACCTTGGACTGACCCTAATACCCCGTTGTCTGACGACCAGCTACAAAAGCTAAAGAGTACCAGAGGTGGGGTGGCTCTTGGTAGTATGCGTCAGTCTATGATGACGGAAAAGGATGGCAACCATGCTCTGATGAAACGCTTTTTAGACAAGTTGTCGAACACCTCAGAGTATGGAGCATTGGCTAAAGAATACAGAGTAATTTTGGATGAATACGACATCTTAACCAAAGGTGACCCCACTGTTCAAACCTATACCAACGGATATGTTAGTGGCTCCTATGTAACTGGCACAATTGTACAAGAGCTGGACCGGGCCATTGCTTCTGCCCAGAGTGACCTTGATAGCGCCATTAAGTGGGGAAAATCCGCAGAGGTTCAGGCAAAAATCCAAGAGAGAATACAGGTGGCAAAAGACCGTAGAGCCAAATTCAGTACTCAGGAAGAAATGGATGGACTTGAACGGGCGGTAGAGCTGCGAAAGCAATTGATTGACCCTAAATTCATCGACCTAAATGCCAATCTATGGCACTTTAAGACTATGGGTGCCCAATTGGCCTCTCAGTACCAAATTAACCGGGATTTTGTAGCGGAATACCCAGTATTAAGTAAAGCTGATATTGACAAACTGGAAACTGGGGACCAATCTGCTTTAACCAACTTGGCTCTTTATGCCGGTATGTTTAAGCCATCCCTTACCAAGAATGGGGGCAGTGCCCAACAGGCCATCATGGATAAATACGCTGAACGCAAGGCATTTTTGGATGCCTATGGTGGTGTAAGCAGCTCCCTTAACGGTCAAGGGCAATACACCGAGAATAATGAAATCAAATGCAAGGTATCCTCTGCTCCTGCGGCGGTGGTCAAGAAAATCACAGATGATATCGCCAAAGATTGGGACAAGAAAAACCATGGGCATATGAAATACCGTATCAAAGGTGTTTATGAGGTATCTGGGCTGGCTCTTGAAAAGGACTTTCAAGCAATCAAGCAAAAGAGCGCCAAATATGCCGGTAAAAAGGTTGGTGGAAAAGATTGTGGTGGTGACCTGTATTACCATGGAACAGGAGCCATGGCCACTTCCCTTATCCTAGGCCACTCTGGAGCCTTCAAAGTAGTCAAGGCCAAAGTGGGACGAATGTTGGGTGATGGCATCTATCTGGCTGACAAATCCAGCAAGTCAGCCCAATATATCTCTGATGCTGGATACTCCAGGTCAGGTATCAAGGGCAGCTTGATGGTTGTAGAAGCGGTCACAGGTGACACTCTTTCTCAGCGCACATCCAGAGGCTATGACCATGATACCGTTTTTGCAGGCACCCAGCATGGTTTGTTGAATAGTGAGTGGTGTGTTCATGACCCTAACGCTGTAATTCCCAGGTATCTTATTGAGATGGAAGTCTTGTAAAAGGAGGCACAATGATGCAAACTCAACCCAAAAACCACATCAATTACCCTGACACTGCCAACCGTATCTTCTGCCGGCGATTGAATAAAATCATCACCCTGGATACTGAGGGCAAATTCTGGGACACATGTCTCCAATGTCGGTTGTTCAATGGGGACTATCAAGGACAGGGGGTGGAATGCCTGTATGATGATGTTGAGAGTGCCCCTGGGTATTCCTCTGACCCCGCCAAGGAACAGATGAGAGTAGCCAAACTGATTGACGCAGGCACCTTGCGCTCTGAAGCATAACACTACAATGCCACAGGCTGCACGGATATTTCTTGACCAGAGCAGCCTGTGGCATTTTGTATGAAAAGAGGTGATAAGTGTGAATGAACCCCTGACTCAATTTATCAACACCGGGTTGGATGATTATCTGGCGAAATCCTTCAACAGGTCTGGGTTGGTTCAGGTGCTCACTACTGTTAACGGAAAACACGGCACCTATCAGCGTATGCAGTGGGTACGGCCTGGAGAGGCTGCCAAGGTGGTAGAACAGGAATTTACCAGCCGGGATGCTGCGAGGGAAAATGGTGGGAAAGAGGTCAAACCCGTCTTTCTCCCCATCGTAGACGCTGCGAAATCAACAACCAGAGTGTTTTCCGCTGAACAGGTGCTTGACCACTATAAAAAGAGTGGAAGCCGGGTTGACCTGGCTACATTCACCAAACGGAATTATTTTGTGTCAAATGGCGTAAACTCAACCACGGAGCTTTACTTGCAGAATGGTCACTATGTCCTCCAGCGCAAGATGCTTCATGACCAGATTGTCAGCGACATTATGGCTGAAGCCGACACCGCCAAGCCAGGTGAGCGGCCTATTTGCTACCTGCTGGGTGGTGGGACTGCCTCTGGGAAGTCTACCGTGCGGAATAAGGCCATCACGCCTACAGCGGAGAGTGAAGGCATCAGGATGGCCACCGTGGACGCTGATGACATCAAGACCAGGATGCCTGAATACAAGCCATTCCAGGACCAGCTGTCATCCAAGGCAGCTGTCCGGGTACACAAGGAGAGCGGTGATATCACCTCCAAGGCCATCCACAGCCTCATCAAAGCCCGAAAACACTTCATTTATGATGGGACGATGGCCCGCACTGGCAAGTATCTCAGGCTGGTAAATGAGCTGAATGAGGCTGGCTATGATGTCCGAATGGTGGTTGTGACTGTTCCCCTGGAAGAAGCCAAGCGGCGTGCTGCCGAAAGAGCCAAAAAGGAAAACCGCACAGTGCCTACTGACATCATAGAGAATACCCATGGTGGGTGTTCCCTAACTTATCCAGAGATTGCCCCCTTGGTTGACCACTTTGAGCTCTGGGATAACTCTGGTGAGGCACCTGTCCTTATCCAGCAGGATGAAGATACCTATGATGAGGATGCCCTTAAGGCGTTTATCCAGAAAGGTGTAGACCACCAGGCAAAACGCCAAGCGGCTGAAGCCGCCCGGAAAAAGGAGAGTGTAGCATATGGCGCTTGATATGGAAAAGTATGCAGCGGCTTTTAAGGCCCAGGTGGCTGCTGATGCTGCCCGACCTAACAAGTATGAAGGCCACGAGGACAAGATGACCATTTGGCCTGATGACGATGATGAGCTGACCCAGGATGAACTCAATAAATTGAAGCCTGGACAGCCAAAATAATTTGAAGAAATTTCCAAAAACCTCTTGACTTTTCATGGGAAAAGTAGTACAATAAACCTGTGGTTGGGAAAGAGAGTATATCAAAATATCAAGGAGGAAACACCATGAACATTGGTATAAACAGCTTTGTAAACGGCGGCGCAGATGAAGCCCTGCTCAAGAGCTTGGCTGCTGACGAGCGGTATCAAGACAACGAGGAATTGGCCAAAGCTCTGAAGAAAGAGGGCTTGGTGCAGGTTCAGACCACCGTGAACAGCAAGCACGGCACCTACACCCGGATGCAGTGGAAAAAGGCCAGTGACGTGAAAGCTGGTGACCATGTGGTTGGCCAGCAGAAACCCGCAGGGCAGCAAGGTGAAACCCACAAGGATGAAAAGCCCAAGGTTGCTCGGCTCCAGAATTTCAAGGTGGACAAAACTACTACCCCGGCTACTGCCACCTTTGAGTTCAAGGGCAAGAAATACACCGCTACAGAGGGCAAGAACCTCACACTGCATGTTCAGACTACCTCTGGTGAGAACGCCAAAATCAGCGGCAAGCTGAAGCTGACTGACGGTGGCTACTCCCGCATTGGGGCCTATCCTGTTGAGGGCCTGGACAATATCATCAGCGTGTCCGCCAAGGAAAGCAGCGGCGAGGCTCCCAAAGCAGAAGGCAGCAAGCCTACCCTGGAGCAGAAAATCCGGGCCAACCCGGATGGCTGGCGCCGCCATGAAAATGGTGCTATGGCATGGGATGGCACCCTGTATCCCAGTGAGAATAGTAACCTGAAAGCTCTGGTGGAGGAAGTCACTGGAAGGTCCATTAAAGACCTTGCTGAGGAATATGAGCCCATCCTCAGTGATGCTCTTGAAGACAAATACGAGGGCCTGGACACTTTTGATGTGGACGACATGAGCATCATGTCTGCCAGAGTCACCGGCAAGGATAAAGTGCAAATCAAGGCCCACGTGAAACTAACTGTGTACGTGGATAACCCCAAGGCCGATGATGAGGGTGAGAACTTCTTTCTTGAAAAGAAAGATGAGCGGAATGTCACCTTCACGGCCCCCTACAAGAACAAGGGAACATCCCCACACGGTTGATACCACAAAGTTTAACAAATCTAAAACCGCCACGGCTGGGTATAATACCTGGCTGTGGCGGTTATTCTACACATAAAAGGTCACAACAACCAACGATATTCAAACAATAATCACACAAGGAAAGGAGTGGTGAACCTTGGGCAACCCACCGTTGGTTTTTGACCTTGAAAAGGCCAAAAAGAACCTGTCCAAACTTGTGCCCAAGCAAGTTCAGGTCACCAGGAATGGCAGAACCTTCACCCAGACGGTATATGTTGACCCCACCACCGGGCAACAGCCCAATCAGGCCACTAATTCTCCGATTGATTATCAGGAGTTTATGCGGATGGCATACGCCCAGAATGATAAGGCGGCTGCTATGGCCTATCTGGAAAAGCAAGGTGTCACCTGGAAGAAAAGCCCAATTGACGGCGTCAATTGGATGAGAGCTGCTATGGCTGCTAAATCCGCAGCGGGCATCACCTCTACGGCACCTGCGGCCCCGGCTGGAAAGAAACCCACAGCTGCTACCCCGGCACCGCCTACGGCAGTAGGAAATGCGCAGAGCGCACAAGGTGGTAAAGTCACCGGGATTGACTACCAGAAACTGGCTGCGGCTGGTTACGATAAAGCAGACGGCAAGACCAAGGTTGCGCTGCTTAAACAGACTATCAGCCGGGACCAGTTCTTGGTAATGGCCAAGGCGCTCACCAGCTGGGATGCCTCACCTCATGATGGCGTCAACTTCATGAGAGCATCTATGGCAATGTCTAAATGGTGTGCCGCCAATGACCTGGACTACCTGTCACAAATGGTGAGTGGTCAGCACCTGGATACTGCCACTGCTGACGTAGCGGCCAATGCAGCGGCCCCGGCTCCCAAGGCCAAGAAGGATAGGGCAGACACTCAGGCTCCGGCTACCCCCCCAGCACCTGTCAAGCCGAAAGATGAGCTGGAAATCAATCCTACTAAGCATACTGAGCGGCAGCAAAACATTATCAAGTTCATCAACAGTATCTCTGACCCCAAGCTGCTGAAAGGATTGGCCGCCACCGGGATTGTCCCAGAAGATGCTGATGCCCAAACCTTTGTCTTGGACAGGCTGGGCAAGGAGTATGACACCCACATTCGTCCCAGCTTGAACGGTACAGGTGGGTATAGCTCCAGTGGCTATACCTCCCAGGCTGACCTGAAAAAGCAGTTTGCCAAGCGTACCACCAAGGTGTTTAAGGGAGTTCACCAGAAAATCGTTGGGTATGCAGCTGTATCTATTGTCAAGCCTGAAATGCTGTATGACTTTGTTGACCCCCGCAGCGGTGTAACTCTGTACGCCGGGGGCAGGAGTGGATATGGTCAACACACCAACTTTGAAAAACTGGTGATTGACCTGAATAACAAATTTGGTGGATATGCTGGTGTAGCTGCCCCTGATGACCATACTATTTACCAGGTTGGCTGGGATAGAGAGCGGGCACTGTGGAATAACACCTTGATTGGTAAGGGTGCTGCTGACCCGGACACCAGCTCTGACCTGTTTGACCTGGAGAAAGAGGGCATTGTCCGAGCATTGCGGGCAGTTGGTGATTCTGACCCCAAGCTGAAAGACAAGGCTGATGAGATGGTTCAAACCTACTCTAACATCATGGATATGGTCCAGCATAACCCAATGGCCCTGCAGACTATACTGGAAAAGCCTTTTGAGGAAATCCAGAAGGTGGCCGAAAGCCGGGCAACCCAGATGAAACGAGCTGAATTGCTCATTGACCACCTCAAAACCCAGTACGACATGTCGAATGAAGACATAAAAATGACGTTTAACAATAACTCATGGGGCAAAGCCAGTAAATTCAAAATGTATCGGGCCAACGGTGACAGGATGCTGGATGACAACGGAGATTTGATGGCAATTGATGTAAGCGTCCTGGTTGACCCGGATACCAGGAAGCCATTGTTTGACCCGGATAGCCGTGTCATCAACAGCTGGGGCGGCAGCTCCACTGGTATCAATGCAGACATCGCAAATTCCGTTCTTGAATCCAAAGGTATGCCCTATGAGCTGGACTATTCTGTAATCACCCCAGAGGTATATGACCAGGTTATTGAATTGAGCTCCAAGCTCATGGGTGTAAAATTCCAAGACCATAACACCCAGGCTCCAATTGACCCATCCATCAAGCCGCACGAGTTTACCGCTAACATGTGGTACGATGTCGAAACCTTGAAAGACGGGGATGACCTGGAAAAAGACGCTGTTCTCACCAACTTGTCCTTCATCCTTAATGTCGCTGAGGTCAACCATGACATCGCCCAGAATATCAGTGACTGCCCTGATTCCGCAGCCAACAAGCAAGGCATGGATTACTCTGGAAACTTCAGCTATGTAAAACCTGACTCAGTTCAGTATAGAACATCTGGCAGCGCAGCCCAAACTATGACCCCTGATGAAAAGTCCAAGATACTTCTGGAGCAGCTAAAGAAAACGCCTATGTTCAGCTTGGCTGACCTCCAGCAGCTGACCAGTTACGTCCAGAGCAATGGTGACCCCAGTCAGTCCTTGGGCTACGGCATGGCGGCCAATGAAATCCTATCCCGCATCAAGTCTCTGTCGCCTCAACAGCAGGGATTTGACGGCATCAAGGGCACCCCCATTGATGAAATCTTCCAGCGGTACACTGAAGCGGCTCTTCAGTACTGCCCGCAGGTGTACACCGCCAGAGTTCAGAATGACCAGAAGATGAGAGAATGGGCCCGTAAGACAGTGGGCTTCATCCCCTATGTTGACCCCAACGCTGCTCAAGCGGATATAGACCCAGCTATGGGCACCCAGCTGTACCAGCTGCGCAGCGCCCTGTTCAAGGCAGCCCATTGTACTCTGCGCACCGCTGATGCTACGGAATACGCTGACATCACCCATCGGGTCAAGATGGACTTTGACTATGTTGACCCGGCTACCGGGAAACGGGTGGACAAGTCCAAACGGGTGTATGATAACCGCTCTTTGGTGCTCCATGGCAAGGTGTACATCATCGCCAACTCTGAACAGGAGGAAAAATTCAGAGCGGAGGCCACCCGGATGGGTGAGCAGCCTGTCCAGATGTATCACGGCACCAGCTATGGCGGCGCAGCAGGCATCGTAGGTGTTGATGGCCAGTTCCGTATTTCTGGAAAGAACACCCAGGGCCTTCAAACAACTGGCTCCATGCTTGGCCAAGGTATCTACATGGCTAAACTGGTTGGCAAGACGCTGCCCTACATGGGCAACTCCAAGTATTCCTTCCAGTATCATACCATTGACAAGCAACCCGGCCCCACGGCTGGTTTTGCCTCTGATGGGTGCCTGTTGGTGTGTGATGCTCTGATGGGTAAACACTATCATTCTGACACCTCTGTTTGGGATGCTGAGCGCCACAATGATGGCACCTATGACTCTGTGTCCGTGGGCGCTGGTGCTATGATGAGTGGTGGTACTGCTTTGAAGGAATATGAATGCATCGTTCGGCGTAATAATCAAGTGATGCCAAAGTTCATCGTGGACTGCGGTGGACGCATGCGTCGTTAACAGGAGGTAACAATATGGCTAAAACAACTATGGTACTGCACCTCAACATCGTCCGGGATACAACCACGGAGGCCGGCAAGGAAATCTACTGCCGCCGCCAGCATAAGCTCTGCGTGCCCACCATGAATGATTGCCTCAGTTGTCCCTATTACCACGGCATGGGCGGTGGGGATATGCTGGAGTGTGAATGGGAGGATGAGCCCAGTGGGTTTGGCCACCCCATTCGCCGTATCTACTGGCAGGACAGGAATCAGGAGCTAATGCGGGTATCTAAGCTCATTGATGACGGTGTCATCAAGAAGTAAGCAGCCGCCAAACAACAATTACAAGTGCCTGGGTTGGGATATTCTGACCCAGGCACAATTTTTACCCATATGGGAGGTATCACTATGGACTTAACATATTCACAAATCCAGAAGATAAAGAAAATCATTGAAGAACACATGGAAATCATCATGCAGCTGACTATCGGAGGTGCCCAGCCGCCTGAGCGCCTCATTAAAAAGCTCAATTTGCCCAAATCAGCCGAAAACCTGGTGCTTGATGCCTATAAGTACGGCAAGCTGGGTGTTAACCAAGGCAAGCCCATGGGCAGTATCTCCAAGCAGGATGTTCAGGCCCTTATTGAAAAACTGAAATTGAACCCCCGTCAGAGGAAGTCTATGGAGTATATCAAAGCTAAAGCACAGGCCAACCTGGATAGCCTCACCTCCAAGATTGTCTCTGGAGTGGTCAATACTGTCCTGAATAGTCAGATAAGTATGTATCAGGCAGTCAAGCAGGTCATCCCCCAGGCGATGGCCACCCATGCTGACCGTTACCAAGTCATTCAAAAGCTGAGAGACATGACTGGTGACTGGGAGCGAGACTGGCACCGTGTTGCCCATACTGAAATGTGGGACGCCAAGGTGATGGGGGAGGCCCAGGCAATCATTGATGAAGAAAGCCCCCTGTCTGATAAGGGGAAAGACACCATGGTATTCAAGCGCCCAGGCCCTATGGCTTGTAATAAGTGCAAGCAACTCTACCTGGAGAAAGACGGAGTGACCCCCAAACTGTTCAAGCTGTCTGACCTCCAGGCTCAGGGCACCAATTATGGGCTGAAACAGGCTGACTGGAAGCCAACCTTGGGTACATTACACCCAAATTGTATGTGCCCTCTTTCGGTAATGCCTGATGGTTTTCACTTTGATGCCCGTGGTCAGCTGGAAATGGACTGACCCATATATTACAATAGAAAGGAGTGAAAACAGCAGTGAACGGTTACACACCTATGAAGTTCACCCTGGCACCCCAGCGCCAGGTTGTACAGACCTTGGGCCGCTCATTTAACACAGGCCCTACGGCACTGACCAAGTCTATGCCCGCTGGTGAGTTCAAGGCATATGTTGAGCCGCCTATACAGCTGATGGAGGCTTTAGGCTACAAGGACAAACCATCATCCCTGACTTATGATATGCTGTACGCCATGTCTGTAAAGAACAGCGTGGTGGGAGCAGTCATCAACACCCGTATCAATCAGGTCAGCACCTTTACCAAGCCCAGCAGGTTTTCTACCGACAACCTGGGCTTCCAAATCAGGCTGCGTGACCCCCAGGCCAAACCTACTGATGAACAACAGGAAACCATTTTGGCCCTTGAACAGTTCATTGAGCGGTGCGGGTACAAGCGGGACAATTCCAGGGATGACTTTGACACCTTCATCCGCAAGACTATCCGTGACAGCCTGGTGTATGACCAGCTCTGTTTTGAAATTATCCGTGACCGCCGTGGACTGCCTGCTGAGTTTGTAGCCACTGATGCCTCCACTATTCGGGCGGCCACTGACAACTTCCACTATGAGCAGTACATGGGAGGCAAGCCACCCAAGGCCAATGAAGAAGTGTCCTATGTTCAGGTCATCGATGGCCAGGTGGTTGCCTGGTTTACAGCCAGGGAGCTGGCATTTGGCATTCGCAATCCCCGCACCAGTATCTACCTTCAGCCATACGGTTTTTCAGAGCTTGAACAGCTTATCACCCAAATCACCTCTCACCTGTACGCTGAAGAATACAACAGCAAATTCTTCAGCCAGGGTGGTACCACCAAAGGTATCATCAATTTGAAGCAAGACCCCAACGGTGTCATGAATAATGAACAGCTGGAGAGCTTCAAGCGACAGTGGCGTGCCCAGGTGTCAGGGATGACTGGGGCCTGGAAAACTCCTGTGTTACAAGTGCCCAACGGGATTGAATACATCAACGTATCTCAGTCCAACCGGGAAATGGAATTTGAGAAATGGATGAATTATCTCATTAACATCGTCTGCGCTGTTTACCAGATTGACCCAGCTGAGGTCAACTTCCCTAACAACGGTGGAGTGGCTGGAAACGGCGGCAGCGTGTTTGAAAGCTCCAATGAGTCCAAAATCAAAAATTCCAAGGACAAGGGCCTCAGACCTCTCCTGCGCTTTATCGAGAGTGTCATCAACAAGTACATCGTCAATGAGTTCAGCGATGAGTATGTGTTCAACTTTGTGGGCATTGATGACAAATCTGAGGAAGAACAGCTTGACCTGGATAGCAAGGCTGTTAAGGCTTACAAGACTGTCAATGAAGTTCGTGTTGAGCGTGGTATGGATGAAATCGAGCATGGGGATGTCATCCTGGACGCCAGTTGGCTGAACTATGTCAATCAAGCCAAGATGGCTGAACAGCAAGCTGCTGGTATGGACGGCATGGGCCCTGAAGAATCTATGGAGGAAACCCCAGAAGGTGAAGAAACTTCTGGTGAGGAAAATGAGTATGAGGGCTATGAGACAGAAGACACCAACAGTCCTGAAGCCGCTGCACCTGAAGAAACAGGAGAAAATGAGTACAGCGGATATTTAGACGAGGGTGTTGACAAATCTATGTCCACACTCATTCTCACAATCCCTGACTGAGACCATAAAGGGCTATGGAATGGAGACAGATAATTATAACTGAAAGGTGGTGAGAAAACCACATGGACGGAGCTGTGAGAGATTTTTTCAGGTTTTGTGTACCACTGGACATCGCCAAAAGTGACAAGACCACCCCTGACGGTAAGCCTGTTATGAAAATTGCTGGCTATGCCAGCACGTCTGATAAGGACAGACAGGATGACGAAATAATCCAGAAGGGCCTTGACATTTCTGACTTTGTCAAATTTGGGTGGCTCAACTATGACCATAACAACTCCATCATTCTGGGCTACCCGGACAAAGATGAAACCCGGATTGACAATGGTGGCTTTTTCGTGTCAGGTTATCTGTTGCCTGACATCCCTCTGGCTAAAAGCCTGTGGGAAACCGCTCTGGCCTTGAAAAAGTCCAACGCACCCAGAAAGCTGGGATTTTCCATTGAGGGGAAAGCTCTGCAGCGGAACAGTGCGGGCAAAATCACGAAAGCCAAGGTGTACAATGTGGCTGTCACCCCCAACCCGGTGAACACTTCCTGCACCTGGGACGCTCTGGTGAAATCCTTCTCAGCGCCCAGCGTTGAGGATGTCTACCCGGAGGACACCAGCAAGACTATGAGTGCTGGCTATGCCGCTGGCATCGGAGAGGCCACCAATGGGGCAAGCCTGAAAGCTGAAGACCTTGAGGGTGCATTCCGGGTGCTGGCGAAAGCCTGTGGCGGCGATGAGGCCGCAAGTGCCATCCTAAACAGCCTGAAAGACAGGCTTGACTTGTCCAAAGCTATCAGCAAGGATGAGATGGCGCTATATCTACAGTTGACCAAAGGCTTGTCCAGAAGTCAAGCCATGGCAATCATTGATACTTTTGAAAAGGAGGAACAGTGAAGATGAAAATCCCGTCTCTGGCTGACCTGGATAAGCTGGCTGATGACCTGCTGAAATCCGACAAGCCCGCACCAATGGACGGCGGTGACAAGCAAAAGCCCGAACAGGCAGCTGCCCCCGCCCCGGAAGACATTGCTGAGCCCACTCCCAGTGCCAGTGCCTCTGCTGAACAGCCCTCCAAGAAGGATGAAGAGCCTCCCAAGAAGCCTGGTGAGGAAGGCAACGAGCCTCCTGCTGAGGATGTTGAAAAGGGCTGTGACGGCTGCGGTGACGGCGACAAGCTGAAGAAGGGCAACGAGGGTGAGCCCCCGGCTGAAGAGCCCACTGAACCCACCGCTGAGGAAGGCAAAGAGCAACTGGCCAAATCCATTCAGGGTGACTTCCAGCAGAGCGAGGACATCAGGAAAGGCATGGACGCCAGCGAGTTCCTCACCTCTGTGGTGGAAATCCTGTCCAAGTCCCTGGGTGATGTCCTGTTTGAGGTTCAGAGCAACGGCCAGGACAGCCAGGAAACTGCCACCGTGCTGGGCAAGTCCCTTCAGGCTGCTCTTATGCAGAACACCCAGATGGCCACTGAGTTGGCTGCCCTGCGTGCGGAGAATGCTGAGCTGAAGAAGTCCATCAATGAAGGCTTTGACGGCCTGTCTGTGGCTCTTAACCAGTTTATGACCCAGCCCGCAACTATGCGAAAATCCGTGGAGAACATCCATGTGATGGACCGGGATTTTGGCAAGAGCCTTGACACCGGGGCTGGTGGCTTTGAGAGCCTGAGCAAGTCCCAGGTGATGGCTGTCCTGAATCAGGAGCTGTACAAGGGCAATCCCAGTGTAATGCCTGCCGATATTATTGGCTATGAGTCTGGCGCACCCCTGCGGCCTGAGTTGCGGCAGCTGGTTGTAAACGCCAGCCGGGCCTAACATAGACCCGTCACCATGTTTATTAGGGGATGGAAGCATCACCTGCCCAGCCCCTGATAGATAATACCCCACTAATTTTGTAAAGGAGTGTTAAAGTCTATGGTATCCATGAGTGACTACGAAAACTTTGGTAGTGGCTTTGGGCTGGGCAGCGCTGTGGACGTTGCCAACCTGCAGAAGGCCCTGAACACTGGGGCGTATGCCCAGGCTGAGGGCGTTCAGGCCCAGGTCAACGGTGCCGCCCTCCAGGTGGAGAGCCTGGAGAACAGCCTGAAGGTGCTGACCTATGGTGACCAGCACGTGAAGTTCTGGAAGAAAATCGCCAAAACCCCGGCCTACAGCACTGTTGAGGAATACAACCAGCTGCTCAGCTACGGCAGCAACACTGGCGCCTTTGTCCCGGAGGGCATTCTGCCTGAGACTGATGACAGCCAGTACCGCCGTCAGGCCAGCTTCGTGAAGTTCCTGGGCACCACCCGTGAGGTGACCCATCCCATGACGCTGGTGCGCAGCGCCCACGGTGACGTCATCGCCCGTGAGAACCAGAACGGCATCCTGTGGCTGATGAAGCAGCTGGAGAACGCCCTGTTTTGGGGCAACTCCAAGCTGGCCGCTGGCGGCAAGGAGGGCGTGCAGTTTGACGGCCTTGCCAACATGATTGACAAGGAGAACGTCATCAACCTGAAGGGCAACGAGCTGCAGGACAAGGACGTCAATGACGCCGCCCAGATGATTCTGGAGAATTTTGGTGTCCCCACCGACCTGTACCTGCCCTATGAGGTGCTGGCCACCTTCAGTGAGCAGTATTTCCCCAAGGAGCGGGTCATCATGCCTACCCAGGGCCAGGGCTACCAGGCTGGTCTCATCGTCAATAAGTTCCAGACCCACGGCGGCGCAGTCAGCTTTGAGCCTGACCTGTTCCTGCAGAAAACCAAGCCCCTGAACAGCACCGCTGTCGGCGGCGCCAAGGCTCCCACTGCCCCAGCCTCCCTGGCGGCTGCTGTGGCCGACAAGACTGATGCCGAGTTTGCTGCCTCTGGTGCTGGTACCTACAAGTACGCCGTGACCGCCTGCAACCGTTTCGGTGAGAGCACCCCTGTCATGGCTACCGACCTGGCGCTGGCTACTGGCGACCTGCTCAGCGGTGTGAAGCTGACCATCACCAACGCCGCCAGCGTGGCGGTGCCCACGGAGTGGTTCAACATCTATCGTTCCGAGGCCAACGGCACCCAGCTGTACAAGATTGCCGAGGTGGGCTGCGACAACGTCAACGCCGGGCAGACTCAGGAGGTCATCGACAAGAATGAGACCATGCCCAATACCTACAGCGCCTTTATGGGTGAGTTCAGCCCGGAGGTCATCGCCTTCAAGCAGCTGGCCCCCATCATGAAGATGAACCTGGCCACCCTGGGCCCCTGCATTCGCTGGATGATTCTGCTGTACGGTGTGCCGGTGCTCTATGCTCCCAAGAAGTGGATGCGATTCAAGAACATCAAGGCCACCAGCCGGGGCAACGCTGGCCTGTATTAAAGGCTGCCTACAACTGAATAAAGTCAGTTAAACCACATGAGGGTACATGGGGGCAGTCCCTTGTGTACCCTCATTTCTAATCTACACAATAAATGGAGGTAAAATCATGAAAACGGTTATCTGCAAGAGGTACGCTGGCAAGCCCCTGGCCACCGCCCATGGTGTTATCCAGTTTGACGGCAACGGCCTGGTTGAGCTGGAAGATGCTGCCGCTGATAAGCTGGCTACCATCCCCGGCTTCAGCATTTACGCTGCCGAGAGCGGCAACGGTGAACCGGGTGATAAGAATCACAGCACCGACCCCGAACACACCGAGAACGGTGACGGAGGCACGCAGGAGGGTGAAAACGGCGGTGAGAGTGACCAGACCGATAAGGACGGCACCCCCGGCGAGCAGCCTGACCCGGATAAGCAGCCTGATGAAGATACCGACAAGGGTGGCTTTGAGGATAACCCTGCCAATGACGGCAAAATCACCTCTGGAGACAACAACCCCGTTGTCGAGAGCGGTGACACCATGGACATCGAGGCTCTGAAGAAGCTCACTGTGCCGGCCCTCAAGAGTATGGCCAAAAAGAAGGGCCTGAAGGTTGACGGCCTGACCAAGAAAGATGAGTTCATCAGCCTCCTGACCAAGAAGGACATCGCTGAATAAGCTGTTCAAGCGCAACCCAAAGGGGGTGAAACTATGGCGATTGAACTTGGCAAAATGTTCACAGGCGACAACAATCTGACTCTGAAAAATGCCACCTTGACCCTAGAAAACACCAGGGTGGTTGTTAAAGACCAACATGGCAACATCGTCCCGGCTGCCTTGGGAGGCTCCCAGGTGGCGGACAATGATGACCCCAGTCTGGTGGTCAACGGGGACTTCAGCACCGATGAAATGGTACAGAATTTCTTGTTTGGTATTGACCTGTCCGACCAGTCTGGCAATCCATTCCCGCCAGCCCTTCTGGTGTCCTACCTTAATTCAGCCATCAGTTGGTCTGAAGCCTTGTTTGACATCTGCCTGACACCCCAGACCGTGACGGCTGAACCGCATGACTATGAGCGGAGTGACTACACCAACTGGGGTTATATCCAGCTGTGGAAGCGGCCTGTGCGTGAGGTAAAGGCCCTGCGGCTGATGTACGGCACCCGGCCCAGCTTTGATGTTCCGCTGGATTGGCTGAAGGTTGACAAAATCTCTGGCAAAATCCAGATGTTCCCGTCCAGTGGTTCAGCCACCAACTTCATTATCAGTTCTACTGGAGTCATCTTTGGGATGTTCAACAAGTGGGACTACGCACCCCAGATGTGGGAAGTGGACTATGAAGCTGGTATGGTCAAGTCTGAAATCCCAGCCATGTTAAAAGAGCTGGTGTACAAGAAAGCGGTCATTGGCATACTCCAGGTTTGGGGTGACCTCATCCTGGGCGCTGGTATCGCCAACTCATCTATTTCCATTGATGGGTTGTCTCAAAGTATCGGAACGACCCAGAGTGCCATGTATGGTGGCGCTTCAGCCCGATGCGAGGAATACCGCAAGGACATTGACCTGCTGATTCCTGTGTTACGTCAGAAGTATGCTGGTATCAGGATGACCGTTGTGTAAGGAGGTGAAGCCATGGCATCCAGGGTAGACTTCTACACTGAGGACTATGATAAACTGGTACAACAGAAGGGTATGAAATGTGAGTGGGAACAGGCTATTGTCTGTCAGTGTATCTCTGAGGACAGTAGCCAGCCTGATTTCAGCTGCCCTATCTGTCATGGCAGTGGCTTCAGGTATCTGCCACCGCTTGACATCCGGGTGGTGGCCACCTCTTTTTCCAGCTCAGTGAAGCTGGAGAGCCTGGGCATCAGAGAACCAGGCACAGCCTATGTAACTCCGCCCAGCGATGTCATTATGGGATACCGGGACAGGCTGCGCTTTGTGGACTTCCAGTGTAAATTCTCTGAGGTCATTCGGTTCAGTATCAATGATGACGGCTGTTTTAGCCAAAAGACCTACCGCAACATCAAGTCAATCCAGTGCCTGCTGAAAGATGGCATGGTGTATCAGGAAGGTGAAGACTTTTCCATCACACCAGACCGCCACCACCTTTGTTGGATAAACAGGCTCAACAGGCCTGAACCTGGTGATACGTTTAGCATACTTTACATGACCACCCCTACCTATTTGGTGGTTGACCTCCTGCACGAGCTGCGTGCCACCTACGTGGAGCGCAAGGTGCCTGAAGAAACCTTCAAGGAATTTCCAAAGCAGTACCAGGTGCGCCGGGAGGACTTTGTGTATGGGGTAAATGAGCCGACACCGCCACCCGCCAAGGATGAGAACGGCAACGTGATTCCTACTCTGGAAGAAAAGGCAGGTGGGGTGCCCTCTTATGAGCCCCCAGAGCCTGAAAGGGATATGTGGTCATGATAACAATTGATGTAAACCTTGATAAATTCAACTTGAAGCCCTCTGACCTGGTGGCGCCTGCAGTAGCTGATGCTGCCAGGTCAGCTCTTCAGACCACCTTGGCTGTTGTAAAAGACAGGTGGCAGTCCGAGGCTCAGCAAAAGCTACACAGTACCCTTCCACTGTACCTAATGGGGCTTGACTTCAACTCTGTAATCTACCCATTGAATGGTGATTCATTCTCTGGTGCTGTGGAGCTACACGGCAAGCTGCCGAACATGTTGGAAAAGGGCTTCAGCGCATTTGACATGAAGACAGGCTTCAAAAACTCCCCACGGGCTACCCATACGCAATCTGGTGGCTGGTATCTAACCATACCAATTCGGCATAGCACACCGGGAGCGTTCATGTATGGTAAACCCATGCCCAAGGACATCTATACTCAAGCCAAAAAGCTCAAGAACGGTAAGAGCCTTGCGGTGCCTGGTGCCGGTGCAAAAAGCTGGACAGGCTACCAGCACAAGAGTAGCATCTATGACGGCCTGACCCGGATTGTGAAAAGCTATTCTGGAGGTACAAAGCAGTCTCAATACCTCACCTTCAGGCGGGTGTCTGACAAGTCCGACCCGCAGAGCTGGATGCACCCTGGGTATATCGGAGCCAAGATTGCTGAGGATTTACAGCCCTATGCGGCCACCACCTTGAGCAAGGTCTTGGAGAGAAACCTGGCTGCCCTGTAAGGAGGGAACACAATGATACCTCTGGTTGACGCATATCTCAAAGACCTCATCAACCGCAAAATTGACTTCTTAAAGGAAAACCCAGTGCTGATTGACCAAATCTTTGGCACCCTGGGCACCCGTTCCACCTTGAAGTCTTTCCGGGAATTTGTAGCCAAGCGGGACATCAAGACCTTGATTGGCTTTCCCCGTGAAGCCCAACAGCTGCCCTGCTTTGTCATCATGGTAGCTGGTGAACAGGAAATCCCTCTGGGATTGGGGGACAATGCTGATGCCTATGAAGACCCTGACTGTGAGGAATGGGATGATGACAACCTGCTCACCCAGTACGTCATAGACGGCACAGACATGAAGTCCACCTACCGGGTAGAGTGCTGGAGTGACAATGGTGACCTGACTGCCTATATGTACACCCTGTTGAAGTGGTGTTTGCTGAGTGGGAGGCGGGATATGCTGAAGAGCGGTTTTGTCCTGCCTACCTTGTCTGGTACTGACCTGGAGCCTGTGCCTGACTACATTCCTGTGTTTGTCTATCGGCGCAGCCTCATGGTCACCTTCCAATATGAAAACAAGTTCTTTGACGAGGAAACCAAGCGTGGCGACAATGAAGGCCACCTGCCCATCGGTATTGCCCCCGGTGATGTTCATATCAGCGCTGACCACTACAGGTCCAGTGATGATGACAACGATATTTAACACCATAGCTAAAATGTGGAGGTTGAGCCTATGTCTGTGAAACAACCAAAGACCAACAAACCCAGCACGGCGGCAGCCGATATTTCCACAGTGGGTGGCAGCAGGGCACCTATTGTTTCGGCTCCAGCCCCTACCAAATCCAAGCGCAAAAT